GTAAAACACGGACGGCAGGGCAAGCGATCATCGAAGCGGTGAGAACGGGCAAGTACAAACATCTTTCGTTATGCGGTGCAACGGCAGAAGAGGTGCGCGATATTATGATTAACGGAGAGTCGGGGCTTGCCCGCTATTGCCCGCCTGATCTCGGTATGGTGTATAAGCCGTCGATAAAAAAAGTCTTTTTCAGTAACGGTGCGGTGATTAGTATTTTCTACGGTTCAGAGCCGGAGAAATCCAGAGGGGCGCAGTCTGATGGGCTCTGGTGCGATGAAATACACAAATGGCAATATCCTGAAGAAACGTTTGATAACCTTCTTCTTGGTTTACGCTTAGGGAGTAATCCCTTATGCGTGGTAACGAGTACCCCGAAACCGACAGCATTTACGAAGCGTCTCGAAGGACTGACAAATAGCGAAGGGAAAACCTGCGTACACGTAACCGTCGGCAGTACCTACGAGAATAAGTCAAACCTTTCTCCGGCATTTATCAGCACGATTGTTTCAAAGTATGAAGGAACGCGCTTAGGGCAGCAGGAATTATATGCGCAAATCCTTGACGATAACCCCAATGCCCTGTTTAAAAAAGACTGGATAGAAAACAACAAAGTTGACGCTTTACCGCTTGTTGCAAACCGATACCGCATTGTTGTCAGCGTCGATCCTGCGGCAAGCCATACGGCAGATTCAAACCATACCGGCATTATCACGGTATTAGAAGGAGCTGCCCCTGAACGGCTTATCAGCGCCACTGCTATTCAACACAAAAATGAAAGTCACTACTACGTGTTAGTAGATGCGTCGCTTATCGGAACACCCCATCAGTGGGGCGTAACGGTAAAAGCTATGGCAGAAACACAGAAAGCCGATACGGTTGTCATCGAAGACAATCAAGGCGGCGACATGGTAGAAAGTACGCTTATCAATGCAGGGGTAGCGCAGCGTATTCAGCGTGTGCGGGCAGTGCATTCAAAACTCGCACGGGCGCTTAACTCATCTACCCTTTGCGAGCAGGGGCGTATTCACTTCTATAGAAATCCTGCTACCTATAACGCGGAACATGGAACCGATCCGCTGGATATGCTTGAAGATGAGTTATGTAACTGGCAGCCGGGAGACGATAGTCCTGACCGTATGGACGCATTTGTTCATGCAATCAATTATTTAAAACCCGATTTAAAAGACTTAGCGCACGAAGATGCGGCAAAAAGAGCATTGTTTAATGTTCTGGGAGGCGGAGTATAACATGAAACTTTCAGATTTTTTTATGCGGAACCGGAGTATATCCGGTTTATTCTTAGATAGTGGCATTACAAAACGGGATGCAGCTGAAGCATTTAGCAGCGTAAAAACGGACTATGTCCTTTCCCGCTCCCTGTATTCGTCAGCGCCGTCGCATCAGAGCGGCTATCTTGACTATGCGCTGGGTAACTACTGTACCAAGCTCTATATCGATACCTTTTGCTGGTTTATCGGCTTACCTGATATTCAAGCGGAAAGCGATACGTTTTCAAAAGCGATACAAGCATTTTTAACGAGAAACAAGACGCTGTTATTCAATGTTTACAAGCAAACAATGGTAGACGGTAAGCATTACGTCTGGATAAGATTAGAGCAGACGGCAATGGGAAAAAGTGAAATCCGCATAAAGCAAATCCCCCTTGAACTTGTTATCGAAGATGATTGTATCAAAGACCTTACAGGCGGCTATACGCGCTTCGTAACTGAAACAGTAGAAAAATGGAAAGAGAGAGGCGTAGACCGTAAAGCGGTTATCCGCATCACCCTTGAGGCGGGCAAGGAAACGATCGACATTGACGGCGATCTTCCTGCAGGGTATCAGCAGAAGCAAATAGTCAACCGTACTGCCTTCCCGTTTGTGCCGGTATTTTGCCTTTATAACAACAAGCAGACATTCTTAAAAGACGGCATCCCCGAAATTGCTCCGGCGGTTCCATTTATCCGCCGGTATGATGCGACCTTGCGGAAACTCGGACGGCATATCGACAATATCCTTGAGCCGCGCTTATTGGTCAAGGTGAAAAACGTTGCACAATTTCTCAAATACTCATTCGGTCTCACGGATGAGAAAATCGGACATATCGCAGAAGGAAAAGAAGCAGTTGATATGACGCAATTTAAGGCGGCTATTATGGACGGTGAAGATGCGGCAAGCGATATACGGTATGTCGGGCAAGCCAATAATGTAGAAAGCGCTGTTTCGCTTTTAAAACTCTTACACTGGATTATCGTTGAGCTTACGATGCCTGAATACCTGTATGGTACAGCGATGCAGTCAACCAATGCAAGCGTTGCCGAGCAGTCTCCCGTATGGGCAAAGAAGGTAGAAGGACGGCAAGGTGAATATAACGAGTTTTACTATTGGCTTGTCGATGTGTTCAAAGTAGCCCGCATTGCACTTGCAGGACGTGATGAATTTGCAGGGGATGGAGGAGCTGATAATCCGATCGTCCGCTGGCAGGAGCTGACGGCAAAAGATGATGTTGCAATGATGAATGCACTCGCCACCTTTGTCGGCGCAATGGATAAAGCCATGACAATGGGTTTAGTCTCTCCCAAAAGCGCCTTTAATACCCTTAAAACCTTTATGGCTATTGCGAACGACTACGAAACAGAAAAGGAAGCCGCCGCAAAGTGGATAAAACTCAAAATCAACCTTGAAGCCTTGCAAGACCGGATTAGAAGCGGGGACATTGATGCAGGGGACGCAATAGAACAAGTATTTAAGGATGTGTGATATGATTATTGATGTTGAATATGAGGGAAAAGATATTCCGGTTTCCGTAGAAAAAGAATCAGCACTGAACATATTAAAACATATACATCATTGTCAAAGTGAGCTCTATAGTATTAATAAGGAGCGAGAAATTATGAATCGGCTTATAAAAGAGTATAACAACATTCATAGTTTAGGAGGCGTTTTTTCACAGAGGCTTGATACATTGCATGAGAAAAAAGAGAAATTTTTACTCTCTCTTTATTGGCTTTTATATGCCCTCGGTGTTGCTCAAGATCTCAATTTAAAAGAACTATATGAAAAATATCCTGATAAACTTCTTACTATGCTTGATACAAACCTACTAGTAGATGTGATGGGTGAGCAGACAGTAGCCTATTTTATAGATAGACTGGTTACCGCTTTTTTAAAAGAGTTGCGGAAACAAAATACAGATAGCAAAACGGATGCCGCTTTATGACCTTTGATTTATCGGGTTTGCCGGAAGAGCTGCAAGGCTTTATCCGCACGGCATTACAAGGCAGGCGTAAGGCATTACTGACCGCCGAAGCAGAGATAAAAGCCGCATTGCAAGACAGTATCAATCGTATACGGGAGCGGATCGGTAAGAGGGGTGTTTTTACCGGCATTACTCAAGAACTGGCAGGGCACATAGCAGAGGAAAAAGTCTTTTTTGCTTCCGAGCTTGAACGTATTACGCAGGAAGGATTAACCCGCGCAGCGTATGCGGGGCTTTTTGTTGGTGAGCAGACAAAACGGTATTACAAAGAAAAAGGCTTACTCAAATTCCGGCTGATTGAAAAAGACGCGCTCCGTGAAGCGGAGATAATCGCAGAAAGCACCATGCGCAAGCAGCGGATATTCAAGCATAAAGAATTTGTCCTTTCCGATCGGATATGGGATGTATCCGATAACAACTATGACAAGATACAAGAAATCATTTCAAGTGGTATCAATACCGACTGTGTCGAAGTTGCAAAGGCATTACAGCAGTATGTCAAAGAAGGCTCAAAAACATTTGCAGAAAAATACCCGAATATGTACGAACGTATGGGCGGGCGGGTTCCGAAGAACTTAAACTATGAAGCCTTACGGCTTGCCCGCAATGAATTATCCGAGGTGTATTGGCAGGCAACGATCGAAGGCTTTAAAGAAAATCCTGCTGTGAGGGCAGTAAAATGGCTTTTATCGAATAACCGGCTGCCGGGCTATCACGATATTTGCGACACGATGGCGTATGCCAATGACCACGGACTGGGAGCGGGGATTTATCCCGTCGATGCCGCTCCTGAAAAGCCGCATATCTGCTGTCTTTGCTCTTTAGCGCCGGTTATTGCAAAAGATATAGAGCGCGGAGACGTTGCCAATAAGCCGCCTGAAAATTGGGAAGCAATCAAAACGCGGCTGCAAAATACCTCCGCATTTACCAATCCGGAAGAATTAACCGAAGCGCAGAAAGAGAAACTGAAAGAGCAGCGGCACGCGGCATACCAGAGACGGGCAGAAGAAAAACGATATAAAAAAGTTGCAAGCAAGATTGAAACGAAAACTCCAGAAGAATTTGCAGAAATTATCAAAACCGCTAAAACACAAGTAGTGCAAACAAACGCTTGGCGCGTTGATGCTCACACAAAAGAAGAGTATAATAACGTCAAGCTGTTCGCTACAAAAGGCGGCTCTTGCGTTGCAATAAAACCTGATGGAGATATTATCAGCGTATGCAAGAACTCAAACGATAAAGGTACAAAAGGCTCCGATTTAATTCGGTATGCCGTCGATAACGGCGGGGTAAAGCTAGATAGTTACGCGGGTAATCACGTTTTTTATACAAAGAACGGATTTGAACCCGTTGCGTATGTTACATTCAATGAAGAGTATGCTCCCAAAGACTGGAAAAAAGGTGTGAAAGGTTATGAAAAAGAAGATATTATTTTTTATAAATATACCGGAAAGAAAAATGAAACTAAATGGAAAGATATAAAAACAAATATAAAACATTTTGCTGATTATGAAGATGCGATGAAATATAGAGACGGGCTAATACCATAGGAGTTTTGTTATGGAAAAAAAAATGACGTACGAAGAATATAGAGCAGAAGTAAAAAATATCTTGTTGCAATATAATTTAACAGATGCCGAGATTGAAGCTTATCTCAAGAAAGAAGGGGAAGAAGAAATAAAAGAAAGGTATGAATGTTTAAATAGTGAAGACGAGGGGATACGAGCAACTGGTAGTCCCTACTCCGTTGCTCATTGCTTATCTCTTATGTATGAATAATCTCTATAAAACCGATAGGGCGAAAATTCATTATAGCAAAACTGGTATTCATCTTGTCCCGTATACATCAAGGGAAAAGGAGAAAAAATGATATTTTACCCAAAAACGGAAACGGAACTCTATAATATATGCAAAAAAGCGCATACTATTAAAGCTGTTCTCCATGATAAGACTGTTATAGAAGGAACCGTATACGGTTTTACATGGGCGGTCAACAACGAACCAGAAATAGCAGATATTGATATAAAGCTTGCAAATGGGCAATTAGCCGGAGCCTTTTTAGACGAAATAGAGAGCATCGAGGTTGTAGAAGGATAAGAACAACACCAACATGAGTTGTTGCGTATTTTGCAACGACTGAATCAGCAACAGGTAAATAGCCCCTACCAATCCCGCAAAGAACCATCCAAAAAGACAGCACAGTCAAACTCGTAATCATCTTTTTCAGAGGAAATGCCAGCATCTCCGAGTATCTCTTGTACGCGCATACAACGCCGGAGTACGTTACAGCGTTCACGGTAGTCGTGTATTCCTTCTTGTTCAAAAACTGCATCAATATCGTGCTGGGAAGTACAGGTATTGAGCTTTTCAAGAATTCGGTTATCAGCTTCACTTAGCGGCTTTTTTATGAGCCCTAACTTTTCATAGAAGGGAGTAAGCCGCCAATAGCCAGTAATAAAATGGGAGAGCGCAAATTCATACAACTGCTCATCTGTCGGAGGTATTGAGGGGCTAAAAAAATAAGACGGCGCATACATCGCATAGGTCAAGTACCGCTGCTTTTCTGTGATATCAGTAATCCTAAACCGATTAAAGGTATCTTCCGTCTGCTCTTTGTTTTTGCATTCCCGTAATGCCCCGATGATGCGCTTGTCAAAAGTCATTTATGTTATTCCTTAATAGTATTGGGAAAAAGTATGCCCTTACATCCAAAATAAGGAACTTTGATTTTTAAGGGTAAGGGCATATCGTTTGTACGTTGTAGTTCAAAGTCCTTATTGCAACATAAAACCGTATAGCAGTTGTCGAGGATTATTCGGTAACTGCTATTTTTCTATCAGCCTCTAGGGAGGACGAAAAAGGCTGAACTTGTATTTTAAAAAGTATTTTACGCCTATTGTAAAAAGTAGTATTGTTAGTATTGCCGAAAGTATTATAACGGCAATCATCCGCCGATGGAGTTTATCTTTTTGTTTATTGATTATTGCCTGCTGTTTCGCTATTGTTTCGGACGCCTCTTTTTCGTATGTGTTGTAAGATTGCCGCAAGGCTTTCAAGCTCGCTCGCTCCGTCTGTAATTGACTGCGTAAGATGTTCGCTGTACTTTCGGCCGTCTGCAATTTCTCGGTTAAGCTCTTCGCTTTGCTCTCTTGCGCTTTCAAGCGTTCCGTTAAGTTGCTCGCCTGTAATAGCAGATTCTGTCTGCTTATCTTCAAGTTCTCCGATATGCTCTCTAACCTGATAAGCTCCGTCTCCGTTACCATATACTGCCGTTCCTGTGCAGCAGCCAGAAAGTATAAACAGTACAAGGCAGATAAGACAAACAATAATTTTATTTTTCTCATTCATTCACCGCTCCTGTCTCTTCATAAAATAAGTCTTGCTTTTTTTCAGTTAGCGCTTTTTCAATCCGCTGTTTGGCAATGTCGAAATACTGATCGTCCAGTTCCATCCCAATGAACTTACGGCCGGTATTGATACAGGCAACGCCGGTTGTGCCGGAACCCATACAATTATACAGAATGATATGCTGTTCTTCCGTATATGTTTTTAGTAAATATTCCAGTAAAGCCACTGGTTTTTGAGTTGGATGATTTACTTTTTCATGGGAATTACTTACGACACCAGGAAAGGTAAGAATATTACTCGGATATTTATAGTCTGCATCGAAACTAGACCAATCACGCGGCTTGTATTGTGTTCCAAATGATACTTCTCTGGTGCCCTTTCGATTCGTTCTCCATTGTTTGCTTTTACCTCGTTGGGCTTGACGCACACGGTCTGATATTCTCGGTTGCATTTGCGGAGTGTATATATTTTTCCCGTATGAGAAAACAACAATATCTTCGCTGTACTTCAGATGCATTCGCTTTGCATTCCCCATATTACTCGGCTTATGTTTTTGCCACGTTAATTTCTCGCGAAACATTTTTTTATTACTACAGATCAAATCACTCGTAAAAGGTTCGTTTCCGAAAAGGATAATAACTCCGCTTTGTTTCAAAATACGTTTATATTCTTTCCATAATAAATCAAAAGGAATCTGTATATCCCACGCACATTTTGTAGTGCCATACGGCGGATCAGTAATAATGGCATCGATACTGCCGTCAGGGATTTTTGATAAAAGCTGCGTGCAGTCGCCATGTAGCAGTTCTATATCATCCGATAGTTTCATTACCGCTTCTTCAAAAACCCTAACACCCGTGCATAGTTCCACGAACCGACATGCGCCCCATCTTGTTTAAACCCATCCTGTTCAAAGACGGCGATCTCTTCCGAACTTGCATCAAGGACGATCGCGACGTGTCCGTATTTATTGCTTTTCGTTGGAGCGAAGATAACCACATCGCCTTTTTCCGGTTTTCCGCCTGCATATACCAACTTGTCAAAATACCTTTGTTCAAGCGGCATTGTGTCATACTTCGTATACAGCTCCGCAGCTCCGACAACCCCTCCGGTATGCGGGATTGCTAATACATCCTTGCAATACTGCCGGAATACATCAACGCATTGCGCCCCGTAATGCCCGTCATAGTCAATCTTTTTGCCGTTGTATTTTTCTACAAATTCGTCTAATGTCATGTTTTATTATCTCCTATGTATTGAGCTTTCGTAATACTTCACGTAATTGTTCCGCTTGTTTGAGCTTCTTTTCTTTCTTTCCTTTACAGAAATTAGCACGGAGTTTATCTCCTATTTTTTCAAAGAGTGGTAAATATGATTCATACATATCAGCTTTACTTTTTACTTCACGTAAATAAATAGACGCCGCGCGCCGTGTAAACTCTTTTGCAACGGCATATATTTTATTTGCATCGATAGGTTCGGGCGGTTGAACCGCACACCTTTCTGCACGGATAATTTCTCGCTTTAAATGGCTGTACAACTCCGTATTAAGCTGCTCTATATAGCCATCAACCGTTTGCATAGTTAAATCTTCAAACCCGTTTTTGTATAAGCGCTTGTTCAAGATTGCCTCTGCTCGGTACATACAACAGGAAAGGCGACTAATACCTGTTAAAAGATAGGATATGTCAGGCAGAATATCTTCCGCTCGTTCCTTACGAAGTAACTCTATACGCTCGCAGGCATCTTTCATCAGATACATCAAACCGATTGTATCTATCTTTTGTACCTTCCCGCCTTCTGCTACTTCAATTGTTTGTCCGAAAAGCGAAAGTTTGCCGCCCCTTCGTAATAACAGGATGAATGCAAGTGCGACTATCACGCCTAAACCAATCCATCCGATAGGCGGTAATTTCTCTATAGCCATAAAACGCTGCCTTGTTGAATAATTTTGTAACACCAGCATAGAAGAAACGCAGTGCGTAACGCAAATCAGCAGGGATAAAAATAATTTTTTTAAATATTTTCTTTTTTACGTTCAAAATTTGTGTTACGCACCCCCAATTATTTACAATACAGACCGTACCACAAAAAGAGGTGATGACATGGGGAAGTCTGGAAAAAACACATATACGCAAAAACCGCTTTTTACTGATCCTGCGCAAACTCCGTTTGTATCGATTGAGGCTGTGGGTGAAATGCTTTCCGAAGTGGAAGCAAAGACAATGATAAGCCGCATCCGCTTAAATCCGCTTGCGACACCTGAAATGATTGCAGCGCTCAAAGGGGATGCCGATCCGCTCGATTGTATTTTTGCCGTTGAATACCGCAAGAGTAAAAGCGGCGTTGAGTATCTCGATACGGCGTATGAACACATTGTCGAAACGATTCTGACCAGTACGGTTTTTATCCCTTCCAGCTATGGGCATCAATCGCAAGAAGCATTCTTTTATGAAGGACGTGAGATATACGGAACGGTTATCGGCGCATTACTCGATAAAGAGGCGGGGAAAGTCTATTACCGCATTATTCCCGACAAAGGAGAACACGCGGAGAAAATACGGCGATGGCTGAAAAATAAGCAGATTAACGCAGTCTCTATCTGGGGCATTCCGACGTATGCGGATGAAAGGAAAAAGACGGTTATTGATTATGAGCTTCGTTCAGTAGACTTTGTGCCGCCCTTGTCTGAAGGGCAGCATAACGAAAGCGCAATCGGGCAGATGGCGGGTATGAGCTTTAATGAGCAGGAAAGAAAAATCCGTGATGCCTTGCGAGAGAAATACGCAGACTATGTTTTTACGGAAGATTTTTATGATGATTATGTCATCGGCGAATATGACAATCAGCTGTATAAAATCCCGTATAGCATACAGAACGATACGGTTATATTCGGGGCGGCTCAAAAGGTGCGTCGCGTTGTTGAATATAAACTTCAGGAGGAAGAAATGGAACTGACAAGTATAGCGAATGACGAGCTTACAGCAGAGATTGCGCGGAGAACAAAAACGGGGCTTTTATCTGCTCAAGCTGTTGCAGGGGAAATGGGGGTAAAACTGGAAGATGCCCAAAAGATGAAAGACTTGGAAGCGGCTTCCAGTGAACTTGCTGAACTCAAAAAAGCTGCCGGAGAAATGGCGGTTACCGATGCGATTGCTTTTGCGAAAAAAGCGAAGGAAGAAGAAAAAGCGGAGGCGGCAAAGAAAGCGTTTGGTGAAATGGTCGATGCGGTGAAGGCAGAAAAAGGCTTAACCAAAGACGGTAAACCCATCGGTGAAATGGCTGCAATGGTGGATAAATTCTGTCATTTTGAAACCGGTATGAGTAAAGCGCAGATTGCCGGAGAAATGGATCGCGTGATGAATGACGCGGACATTCAAAAGCTCGTACAAGGGAAAACCGCAACCGCTCCGGTTGGTCAGATGGCCGGTACGGACGCAAAAAGCGAGCCGGAAGTGTACGAAATCTAAACGAGGGGGTGTGATATGACTGGAGAGCACAGACTTTTATCAGTTAATAAAACGGTTGCAATCGCAGATGTGACAATTCCTGCGGGAGGAGCGCAGACGCTCGATAATCACGGCATTGTCTTTGTCGGCGACCGCGCGGGGGTTGTGCTGCAAAAAGAAGTCGGCAATCAAGTAACGGTGTCTTTTGACACGCAGCGGGAATGGACAACAGAAGGCTATGATAGCGCCAATTTGCCGAAAATCGGCGAAAAGGTGTATCTCGGCGCTTCGGACGGCAAGCTTACAAAAACCGCATCAGGTAATAAGCTCGTCGGCTACTACTGGGGGACGATTGGGGGTGCGGCGCTTTTTTCGCTTCACGCATAAAAGCAGACCGTACATAACGATGAGGAGAAAAAAAATAATGGAATTTGTATCACATGAAACAATCCGTATGAAAAATGCTACGGAGAAAAAACAGATGTCGCTGCAATACCGTGCGCCAAATGTGCCTGCCGGTGAGATGGCAATAAAGGATACCGGCTCCGGTACGCGCACTGAAATCTTTACGCGGGAAATGCTTACACGGGCAGTCGGCTTGCCGTCAGGGGAAATGATGAGCATAGAGGATTTGCATAAGTTTGCAAAGCAAGCGGTGCTTGACGTATCGCTCGGTATGGCGGAGCATCCCGCCCTTTATTCCTTCATTTACGAAGAGATTAAAAATGCCGATTTTCCTCGCACAATCAAAGTGATGGAGCTTATCGGAATGCGCGCGGCATTCGGTGTTACTAACGATGGGGAGAGTGTGCCGATGGCTGATTTCAAATTCGGCAAGCTCGAAACGGTTGATTTTAAGACGTTCGCCGCCGGTTATTCCATCTCACGCGGCTGGGTAAACTTCAATGAATTTTGGAAATTGCCGCAAGCGTCAAAAGCACTCGGTATTGCGCATAATGCCATTCTTGACCATCTGCACCTGTCGCCGATTATTACGCATTCGTATACCGGAGATGCCGTTACCAATAAGGTAACAACCGGCAGTACCGACCTTGAGAATGTGTGGCTTACACTGCGGAAAGGAATTAAAGATGCCCTCAAGCGTACCAATGCAAGCGGCTATCGGATTCGTCCGACTATAGCCCTTTGTAACTCTGCAACAGCGATGGATGTAGAGGCCGCAATCAAGGGCTTATTGCAAAAAGGTACACAGCTGGGGCAGCTCGCACAGATTCAGAGCGTTTTAAGCTATGACGGCTGGACGGGTGAAGTCGGTGGAATTAAATACGAGTTTAAAGCTCCGGCTGATAACGAAGTGTATTTAATCGTTCCGAAGCAGTCGTTTAAGGCGCTTGTTAAAGAAGATTTAACGCACCTTGAACAGCGGGGCAACATTCTCACCCTTTCTGAATTGGATGTTGTTGAAACTTTTACCCGTTGCGCGGTTGCCGGTGTTGCAGATGCCGTACATAAGGTAAAGCTCGCATAAGGCTTTTAAAGAGAGAGATGCGTATTTTATTTTGTCTCTCTCTTTAATGACAGATCGAGGAGATAATATGGGAAGTGAAAACATTACCTTACGCATAATGAAAACCGCTAACGGCTGGTATGTTGAGCATGAGGCGGGCGATGTAACGAACAGCTACGCAGTTGAAGGAGATGCATGGGAAGAACTCAATCCTGCGCTTGCGGGAACTTTTGAAACGCCGTTTAAAGCGCCGGAAGAAAACGAAAACAGCGCTGAAAAGCCGAAGGTGGGCGAATTGAAAGCAAAGATTAAAACGCTTGAAGCGGCGGAAAAAGAGTTACACGACTTGAAAGAAGCGGCGGGCGGTATTGATATTTTGCAGGCGATTGAAAGCGCAAAGAAAGCGCAAGCGCAAACAAATCCGCAAACCTAGAAGGGAGATAGTAGCGCATGATCATCACCGAAGCATTGATACAAAGAATCCGCACCCTGCTTAACGAAGCGATACCGGATGGAGGCAGTGAAGCGGACACGCATTTTTCTACGCTTGACTTAACTATCACATTGCAGATATCGGAAAGTGAAAATCATGCGCTCTATCTTTTATGGACGCAAAAGGCAGGGATTATTCAAAGAGATGCAGGAGAGATAAAAAGTATTAGTGCAGGCGGAGAAAGTGTTGAAAAATACACTGCTGCCGATTATGTGGGGCTCTGCCTTAAAACTGCGCAAGGGTATAAAGAGGCATGGGAGGCGGAGCGAAAAAATTCCGGCGCTTCATTTTTAATCTGCTGTAAAAAAGATGATGATGAGGCGGCGCTATGGTAAATGTTGTCAAACAATTACGGAAAGACACGGAAAGTATTATCGATGTGACCCCGTCTCTTCTTTTCTTTATCCGCCGTGAAAGAGAGAAAAATGAATACGGCAATGTCAAAGAAGTAGAAAAGCGAACGGAAATACAGCGGGTTCGGATTGCAGAAATCTCACACAGCGAAACCGACCGGCTGTTACAGGAAGGATTATTCAAAACGCATATCGTCAATATCACCGCATTCCACGATGCGGATATTCAGGCAGGCGACTTATTCGATTTTCAAGGCAGCCGGTATGAAGTCGTTTTTATCCGAAAGATCACTATTGGCGGGTATGCGCCGGAGAATGCCTACAAGATGTCAGGCAGAGCAAAAGAGATACGGGAGGCCGTCGAATGAGAGGGCTGGAAGCGGTTTTTGAGCGGTTAGAAAGCATCACCAAAGAGATGCTGAATGATTGCGAGATGGTTGCCTGCGAAACCGCCGCCAGTATGGAGCGGTATGCGAAAGAAAACCGCGTATGGACTGACCGAACGGGGGATGCCCGCAAGGGATTACGCGGTGTTGCTTCTCGTTCGTCGCAAGCAATATCGGCAGGGATTTATCAGGATATGTACGGTAAGACCGGTAAAGAATATGGCTATTGGCTTGAAAATGGAACGAAAGAAGTATCAGGCGGCGTAACGTTCGGAGAAAAGTACGGAATCTTAAAGCCAACACGGAACGCCCATGCCGGTATGTTTTTTGACGGTATCGAAAAAGCATGTGGACAAGCGCTCAAACGGCAATAAGGAAAGGAAACCATGCGGAGTGCACTGTATGCGGAACTGGTAAAACTTTATCCGGTGTATTACATCGGTAATGTAGAAAAGACAGCAAAAAAGCCGTTTCTTATTCTGCAATTTGAACACGGTATTAAAACGCGGCTGGGAAGCTGGAATATGGTTACAGTGAGCGTCTATGCACCGGCAGGAGATTTTGAACTGCTTGATACCGCTTGTGAAAAAGTTATTACTGCATTGGACGGAAAGCATCTAAAACGAATCAGTAGCGACGATGTTTTTTTAGTGCAATACGTTGATTGCTCAAGTGATTTGATAGAGGATTCACTTGGTGCAATTTCAAAACAGCTCAATTTTAAAATCCCCGTTTTCGGCGGAGATTTTATGTAGATAAAATGGAGGTTAAAAGACTTATGGAAAAGAAAAACGAATACGGGTATTCAATCGGACAGATGCAGGCAGCGCGTCTGAATGCTGACAAAAGCTGGCCGTCTCCTAACGATTGGGAAGATACCAATCCTCAAACCGGTGAAGTGAGAAAGCACAGGGGAGGACTCGTCGGTAAAATAGGGCCGTTCAACATTGACGGCTGGACGGGGGACGATTTAAAGCTGACTGTCCTGTACGGCACCAAAACGGAAACCTTTACCTTTACCTCGACTGCTGCGGATAAAAAAGTCGTTTCCGTTGCAGACATGGCAAAAGACTTCAATACTGCCTTTACTGCGCTCAAGCCGAAAGGGATAAAGCTCAAGGCAGCTAAAACAACTGTCGGGGCCGATTACGATGCGGAGTATCTTAAAATCGCGACAGAGAATGCGGGAGACTTACCGTTTTTCGCCCCGATTGGATTTCAAGGAAAGCTCGCCGAATTACTCGGCATTGTCGGCTATGTTTCGACAAAAGAAGCAAAGAGCTTCAAAGACGATTTTGACAAGGAAAGCGGTAAAACGGTTGACGCAACAAGCGGACACGGAATCCGCTGTACAATAAAAGAAGCGGATAAAATAAAGGGTGTCAATATTACCGCTTCTTTTGCAAGCCTACCAAATAAGTTTTTTGCCCTTGTTACCGGCAACACGTATAACGAGGAAACGGGAGAGCTGTATATCGACAATGCCGGAAGCCCGCCGCTTGTCACCTTCCGTTACTTCGTAGAGCAGTACGAAAAGGGGCAAAACACAAAAGGTAGTTATGCCCGTGTCAAAGTAGTTATCTTCCCTTCCTGCCAAACAACACCGACAGGAAGCGAAGCAAGCGAAGATGCTTTTGGAGCTGTCGAACTGCAAGGCAGTGGCGGAGAAAACAAGCGCAGTAATTTACCCTTGAAATTCATCAAAGAAATTTCGCTCGCCGACTACACGCAGTACGTACAAAGCTAAGAAGATCCTACG